GAGTTTTTTCCCTTTAGTGCTTTAAAGCATTAAAGCATATTATTCTGTCTTTCTTTTTATTTGCCGATTGTTAAAAGTTTAACAAGCCACAATGTTGTGATGTGCTAATGATTGTTAAAAGTTTAACAATCCAGTCCAGTGCTTCAGCACTTTACAGCGTTGAAGTGTGTGAATTTTTTAACACACTTTATTACTTTAACGCGTTAATACATTAAAATTTTAAAGCACTAAAGTGTGTTAAAAATTTAACAATCTTACCCGCTTCATCACTACATAGTGCTAAAGTGTGTTAAATTTTTAACAATCTCGCTCGCTTCATCGCTACACAGTGCTAAAGTCGGCATTTTGCACAAAAAATGGGAAAAAAGTTTATGCATTTTTTTTCGCATTTTCCACTTGACAAAACTGCAACTATATGTTATAATGGTTCAGCGCGCTCACACAGACCGTTCGCGCGCTGAGCAACCGCATATGATTTTTTAATAGCATTTATTTATATTATAAAATTAATATAAAAAAAGATAACAAAAACCATTATCAATAAAAATAACAGTTTTTATTATCTGTTCTTACGTTAATCATTAAACAGTTTGCTGTTGATGTACGCCTATTGTTTGAGAGGTATAAGATTTTTTTCTTGGGGTGACCCAGGTGCTTCTACGTTGAGTCTCTCTGAAAATTTCTCAAGGTAATCAATATACCGGGGGGTATATTTTGGGAAAAAAATTTTTAAAAATTGTGAAAAGACTTTGGTCTCCACATTCCCCTCTCCAAATCATTTTTTAAATCGAAAAAACGAACACTCTCCAAATCATTTTTTAAAATTAAAATAATCCCATTATATATTCTATTGCCTTTACATCGGGTGCATACTGCCATCCAATGTATTCATATTTTCTCCTTATTAATAGGTAATCTATACCAGCTAATAACATTATATCCTTCTTTATCATATTCACAATGCCAGCCGCGGTCATCCCAATAGCCAACCGCCCACAAATACTCATCATTCTTTTCTATTTCCATCAACAGCGGTTTTCCAATTGGCGGAGTTTCATTTAAATTGTGTTTATTTAATATCATCATATTTTTCCCACCCCTTTAAAGATTATTTATAAGTTTTAAAATTAATACTACCCAACAACAAATATAAGACATAACAGAGACCTTTTGATCTTCATCAACTAAGAGTCCCGTCATAATAGTCAATAATCCACAAATAAGCCATAATACAAATTCAATTGTATTCATCATTTATTCCTTTCTTCAAACAAATAAAAAATTAATATATAAATACTTATGAATCCAATAATTAATGTTTTATCTGTATTTACTATCATAGATTCTTCTGTTCCATCCTTTAATAATATATTCTCTATCTGCGCACCAGCCATACTGACAATCGCAGTCTGGATTGTTACAATAGATTTTATATTGATTTTGATCCTCAACTAATACTGGATGCGGATCCCCGCAAAACGGACAAGGCTCTAATGGTTCCAATTCAATCATATCAATCATTTCCCTCATATTTCGACTCAACCCACTGTTTCATATTTTCATAAGACCGAAACTTCATATATGGCGTAAAACCAAATACCTGTTCAAACTTCTTTCCGTTAGTCATAACAGGATGCTCAGAAGCCCATTGCATAATAATGCGCTCGGCTTCTTCGGGGTAGTCAAATGCTAACGATCTACACGTCGCATTTTCATTGCCATGTTTTTTTTGCAGTTCGCCCAAAGGACAATATTTGCAAAAGTCATACTGTTCACACATTCTCTTCCGCTCTTTAACAATTTTCTGAAATTCAGCCATCTTCAAACCTCTCAATTTTAATCTTAAAAACAACTTCTTCGCCCCGAAGTATCAACCCGGTTACATCAGGATGGTCAATTGTATATAATTCAAGAAGAAATGTTATCAATTTTTTCAACAATTGCCGCCACCATCCTTCACATAAAATGGGCAATTATATCTAACCATTTGCCCCACTCTTGGTTTATAACCACAGTCTTTTACTCCGCAGTTATTGCAGTCCCCAGTTTCATAAATGCTCCTGAGAGCTCTCAAGCAGTCGAGAATATATGCTGTATCTGCAATAGCGTTATCCAATTTGTCCATTGTCAACACCGTCTTTCCGCATGTCTGCACCACAATTAGGACAGAAAGCTGTTCTAATTTGCGTTCTGCTTTCGCAATCTTCTGAATAAAATGTAGTAGCAGGTAAATCACAACGCGAACAAACAATTACTGTTTCAAACCCGTTTTCTTTGTCCTCTGTGCCGCTTTCACGTTCTATCCACCGCCCATGCCGTACCGGGACAGCATCAATGACTTCCTCATTGTCAATAATTTCATCAATCGCATCATTCCAACCATCGCGGTACATACTGGCTTGATTAGCCCATCCATGCTTATCAAATTGCACTTCTTTATATTTACGTTCTGATAGTTTATCCAAATCGATCAGTCTCATAGTGTTTACCTTCCTTTGTATGATTCTGGAAGCGGCATCCATGCCACAACTTTCATAACAGAGTGCCATTCATAAAAATATCCGTCTCTTTTTTTATACCGCATCCATCTGCACTGTTCTTGATAACCATCTTCCAAACAAACCCAATAATCCCGTATCTCTTCTTTAGGTAACAGCTTACTACACGGAATCCATTGCTGCGCGGATGGCATCATCCCTATTCGTATCATTGCCTCTTGTTTATCAATATAAGCATCGTGCTGATCAGCTGAAAGGAACTTGGGTGACATCTCACGAATCGTATCAATAGCTTCCAATTTACTGATAACATCATCCTTCATAATGATTACCATCCCTTCATGTAAAATCAAAAGTTTCACCAGTATCCTGATTTGTTACGAATGCGCCACCATCAACCTCATAAGGACATCTTGCCGCGACGATATCTGCTGCCTCCTCTGGGCTGTCTGCATCAACTACATCACTATAAACAACCATATAGGATACAAAATACTCAGCCATTGTCTTAATCTCCTTTTATTGATATTATTTTGAATTTATTTGTTTTACTCCTATTAATATAACACTTTTGCAATAAGGACATTTTAAAATATGATTTTCAACTTGTAACTCTGTAACGCCACCGCAATTAGGACATTTTGTGTTTTTAAGAAGCGGCGGTTCTTTCTATAGCTGATTAATACGTTTTACAAGCTCTTCTATTGTGTCTTTTATATCATTAGAATATGTTTTAACATCAAAAGCATTAGAATATGATGCGGAAAAAGTATTGGAATAAACACTGGGATAGAAATTATTTATAATAGACATTTATTATTTAATCACTCCCTCCCGCAACGGCTCCAGCAAAAACAATTGCCAATGAAAGAATAAAAGTATTAGTATCAATATCAATAGTTGGAATTGAACATATTAGAAAAAATGACCATCCAATCATTGCAAGTATCCCATAACAAAATCTTATCATAATTTTTATCTTCCTTTTTCATTCTATACTTATATTATATAATATTTTTTATGTTTTTTCAAAAAGAAAATAAAGAATTAAATTCAAAAATATAAAAATCTTGTTCTCGCCCTTCTTCTGTAACAACATAAACTTCATCATGGTCAACATTATATCTGTATTTATAAAATTTATCTTTTTTAAAGGAACCGTAATCAAAACTCATATTGTATCTTGCCTTTGCTAAATTTTCATTTTCTGTCATTATCTCAGCCCCTCGTAATCAATAATTTTTTTATTTTTTTTAATTGCATAATTTCTTGTTAAAAAAGTGCCACCCGCACCAACTCCATCCCATACACACAATAGCGCGTCGGCGTGGTCTACCATAAAACAATCTCTAAGAAAATGACTATTTTTGGCATAAGCGGGAGAAATATAAATAACTTGATTATTTTCCATTATCCACTGTTCTGTTGGGCTATAGTGTTTTTTAGGAAAAGCATAACAACAAATGATAGGTATATTTAACTATTTTGCGGCGATTGCAATAATTTGATCTACCCCCTATGCCATTCCATTATATATCACAGATGGCTGAAGGCGAATAAGCTGCTCTTCCGCCCATTTCTTTATCATTTTCTCTTGTCCTTTTAATCGTTGCGGACGATGTCCAGTTATAGCTATTTTCATTTAGTTTCTCCTAGTTTTTATTTTTCAATTATTATTATAATATATTTTTTTATAAAAGTCAAACAAAAAATCCTTAAGATTAGATTTGACAAAGAAAAATTTTTTTGGTATAATATATTTATGAGATTAATTTAGAAAGGATATTAATTTTCATGGAAAAATAGATAGTAACACAAACTCATGAAGAAAAAAACAAAAGACCTTATCCACGATTAGACCCAACTATTATAGATATTGATGAGCGTAATAAAAAAGTCCATGAAATCATTAATACTGTTCCAAGCGAAAAATTAACTCCTTATTATTTAGAAGAACTAACAAAATATTTAACTGAAACGCCAGAAAATAAAAAAGAAAAAACAGTTTTAACTGATAATAGAATGATTACTGTAAATAAACGTGAAACATCTTATTAGGGACTAGTTTCAAAATTATAGAACGGAGAAGACGGAATTTATAATTTTATTACAGATGGCGATAAAAATATTTTATTAGTTCCAAAAATACAAATTACAGAAGAAGATATTGAAACAATACCAGGATTAAAGGAATTAAGAGAATAGATAAAAAAAATAGAAGCTAAACAAAAGGCGGCAAAGGGAAAACAAAAATTTTTATTAACAAAACAATTAATTGAAATGCGACAAGATCAATATGTATTAAGAAGCGCCTATAAACCGCCAGTTACATTAATGAAAATTACAAAAAGTTTAAATCAAATTAATTTAGATGAACAGATAACGATTGATTAGAATGGTGATCCAGTTAGTAATTGTTTAATATCCTTTTTTAACCCTTATCATATCTGTTGTTTGTTATGTAATTATTCTAAATTAAAAGAAGACTGCTGGGGGCATTTTGATGATGATTGGTGGTATTTAATGGAAGATTTTGATAATCTTACATATAGAGCTTTAAAAAAAGATTATCCTGTTTTATATGATATCATGATTTATAAAATTGATGGTATGCAAAATAAAGATATTGTGAAAAAAATAAAATAGGACCATGGTATTACGTACTCTATTGAATATCTTTCTGTAGTTTGGCGTAAAAAAATTCCTAAAATTATTGCGGATAAGGCAAAAGAAGAATGGATTCTTTGGCATTATACTTTTGAAGAAAAGGGAAAATGGAAAAGATGTTCTCGTTGTCATTAGGTAAAACTTGCTCATCCTTATTTTTTTACAAAGAATAAAACAGCAAAAGATGGCTGGTATAGTATGTGCAAATGTTGTAGAAATAAAAAATAAAAGGACAAAAATCTTTAATTTATAATAAAATTTTTTAAATTATATAGATAGGAGGAAGTTTTATGGCAGTAAAAAAAATAAAAGGACAACAAGAAGATGCCAATGGTAAGTGTCAATGTTAGAGATGCGGGAAAAAAATTGGTCATATAAATTTCTATACATATAAAGATGGTAGTAAGTGCGAGATTTGTAAACCTTGTTTAACTGCACATATAGACAATTTTGATCCCAATACTTTTGAATGGATTCTTGAAAAAATGGACGTTCCTTATATCCCAACAGAATGGAACGTATTAAGAGATAAGGCTTTTGCAAAAGACCCTTATAAAATGAATGGAATGTCTGTTATTGGCAAATATCTTGCTAAAATGAAATTAAAACAATGGAGTAAGTATGGATATGCTGATACCAAAAAAATTCAAGAAGAAATGGAAGCGGAAAAGGCTAAAAAATAGCAAGCAGAAGCTGAAGAAAAGGCAAGATATGAAGCTTCTCTTAAAGTAAAATTAAGTGAAGGAAAAATTTCTCTTGCGGAATACCAAACATTAGTTAGCACAGAAACTCAAAATAAATAGCTATCAAGATGGGGAGATGTCATAACTGGTGAACATTTGGGCCAGACATTTCAAGTTCAAGGTCAACCGCAATCTTATGCTGAGGCGTTGAGTCAAGCAAAAAATCCATTTCAAGAACAGAATTTTATGTCTGAAAGTGAAATGGTAGATCCTGGCGCAAGTTTAAGTTAGGAAGATAAAATGTATCTTGCAGTAAAATGGGGTAGGTTATATAAACCTAGTCAATGGGTTGCTCTTGAACAATTATATAATGAATTTATGAACTCTTTTGATATTCAAGGGGCGGCTCGTATAGATACTTTAAAGATGATTTGTAAAACTTCTTTAAAAATGAATGAAGCAATTGATTGTGGAGATATTGATTCTTATCAAAAGTTATCTCGTGTTTATGATTCTATGATGAAATCTGCAAAATTTACAGAAGCCCAAAATAAAGATAAATAGGGTAATGCTATTGATTCTGCCGCGGCGATTGTAGATTTTGTTGAAGCCCACAGTGGAGAAATTCCTCGATATGAATGCAATGAACCGCAAGATATTGTAGACCAAATTATTGCTGATTTAAAAGCTTATAATAAAAGTTTAATTTATGAAGATAAATCATTAGCTCAAGAAATTGAAAAATATTTACAAGATAAACGCATTTCAGAAGAAATGAAAAAAGATAAGAAAGATGCAAAAACAAAAGGATTAGATACTGTTGAATTAGAAGATGATGATTTTGCTGATTATAAGAAAGCTTTAAATCATATGAAAGACCATGACGATGAACTCACAGATGATTTAATTGAAGAGGAATATGAAGATAGGAGGATTCAAACGGAATGAATTTAAAAGAATTATTACAACTATCTTCTGATAGAGAGTATAAAAAACAAGGATTATCTGAAGAGCGATTGTTAAAAGATATAAAAGATTTAAGAAAATTAATTGCTTATTTTAGAGAGTATCCAGATATCTTTGTAGATTTTATTAAAGGTAAAGATAGCACTTTTAATTTCTTATTTTATCAAAGAGTATTCCTTAGAATTGTGATGCGGCATCGCTATGTGTATGCAACATTCCCACGTGCTTATTCAAAATCTTTTTTATCAATGATGGCATTAATGATTAGATGCATTCTATATCCAAATTCACATTTATTTGTAACCACTGGTGGTAAGTAGCAAGCCGCTTCTATTACTATTGCTAAAATTGAAGAGATATGTAAACTTATTCCTGGTTTAAATAATGAAATTAACTGGGATCGCGGTGTATCAACTAGATCAAAAGACAATGTTAAATATGTATTTAAAAATGGTTCTACTATTGATATATTGGCGGCAAGACAATCTTCAAGAGGTCAACGTAGAACTGGCGGTTTAATGGAGGAGTGTGTTTTAATTGATGGAGACATTCTAAACGAAGTTATTATTCCTACAACAAACGTTGATAGACGATTATCAGATGGAACTCGTCATAAAGAAGAAAATGTCAATAAATCACAAATTTATATAACAACAGCTGGATGGAAAAATTCATTTGCATATCACAAACTGATATAGATCTTGATTAATTCAATTCTTGATCCAGATGAATATATGATTATGGGTGGAACCTATTAGACTCCCGTTATTTCTGGTTTATTAGATGAAGATTTTGTGTAGCAATTAAGATTGCAAGGTACTTTTAATGATGAATCATTTAATAGATAGTATCGAAGTATTTGGTCTGGCGATGTAGAAAATGCATTTTTCTCATCTGAAAAGTTTGATAAATATAGAGTATTATTGCAACCTTAGTATGAACATAGCGGGCGGTCTGCAAAAAATGCTTATTATGTTTTTGGAATTGATGTTGGACGAATAGGATGTACAACAGAGATTTGTGTTTTTAAGGTAACTCCGCAAATTCAAGGTGCAGCTCATAAAACTTTAGTAAATATTTTTACTTATGATGCAGAACATTTTGAAACACAATGTATTCATATAAAACATTTATATTATAAATATAAACCAAAAAGGATAGCAGTTGACGCAAATGGACTTGGTGTAGGATTAGTTGATTATTTAATAAAAGCTCAAGATACAGATGATGGTGAGTTTTTGCCTCCTTTTGGTGTTTTTAATACTGATGAGTATCCAGAATATAAAAAATTTGTTACACCAGAAACTGAAAAAGATGTGTTATTTTTAATAAAAGCAAATGCTCCTATTAATACTGAAGCATATAGTTATGCACAGACTCAAATGTTTAGTGGAAAAATTAGATTTTTAATTGATGAAGGTTTAGCTAAAACAAAATTAATGTCTACTAAACAAGGACAAAATATGAATATTGATGAAAGAAATGAATATTTAAGACCTTTCATTTTAACTTCAATTTTAAAAGAACAAACTCTAAATTTGGTGGAAGAGAATGAGGGTGTAAATATTATTCTTAAACAAAGTAATCGTAGTATTAAAAAAGATAAATTTTCTGCTTTTATTTATGGATTATATTATATTCGATATTAGGAAGAATTAAGCAAAAAGAAAAAGAAACGTAATATATCAGACTTTTTATTTTTTACTCCAAGTTAAGGTCAAAAGTTATTAATTTTATAAATATATTTTTTATATAAAATAGTGAAGGAGAAAAACTATGCGAGCATCTAGAGGAGAAATAAAAATAGAAGAGATTTTAAAATAGTCTGGATTAGAGTTCGCAGAAGAATACTCTTTTCCAGGTTTAGTAAGTAATATGGGTCGTCCGCTAAGATTTGATTTTGCAGTTTTTGATGATTAGCATAATATTGATTTTCTTATTGAATTTCAAGGGATTCAACATTATGAAGCTAAAGAAAAATTTGGCGGCTATAATGGGTTAAGAAAACAACAGTATAATGATATGAAAAAAAGATAGTATTGTCGAGATCATAATATTAATTTAGTTATTATTCCCTATTGGGACGAAGCAATAGTAACATATGATTATATTTTAAAGGCGGCCGGCTACTAAAGAATGAGAGGTATCTAAAGTTGATTAATCGAATGGCTGAAATAAAGAGAAAAGGCTTTAATATGATTGGGACTGAAGATAATCAAATTCTTAATGAAGCTACTGGTTCTTATGTACCTATTGATTTTGCAAAGGTTAGAGTTGGAGTAAAATCTGTATCAGATGCAATTATTAAATTGGGTGATTTACAAAAAATTAATCCAGTATTAGCTAATAAAGAACAAGTTTTAAGAGCTATTCATTATGGAGATCTTAATAAAATGAGAGATATCTCCAATTATTTTTATAAAATTAGTGGTATCTATCAGAGGTTGTGTCGTTATATGGCATATATGTATAGATATGATTGGCTTGTAACACCTTATTATACTAAAGCAACGAAACCAGATAAAATACTTGAAGGTTTTAATAAAGTATTAAATTATTTAGATAAATTTGAAGCAAAAAAGTTTTTTGGTGATGTTGCTTTAAAAGTAGTTAAAAACGGTTGTTATTATGGATATTTAATTGCGCGAAATGGAACTGTAATTGTGCAAGAGTTGCCACCAAGATATTGTAGATCACGTTTTATAGTTAATGGACAACCAGCTGTTGAATTTAATATGAAATATTTTAATGATATGTTTATTGATGCAGAACAAAGAGCAAGAATGTTAAAAGTATTTCCTCCTGAATTTGAAAAAGGATATAAATTATATAAACAAGGTAAATTAAAACCTGATTTTCCTGGAGATGATTCTGGATGGTATTTACTTGAAGTTGGTTCTGTAATTAAGTTCAATTTAAATGGGGAAGATTTTCCTCCTTTTATGGCGGTAATTCCTGCTATTATTGATTTAGACGCAGCCCAAGATCTTGACCGTAGAAAAATGCAACAACAATTATTAAAAATTATTATTCAAAAAATGCCAATTGATAAGAATGGCGATTTAGTATTTGACGTTGATGAAGCACAACAATTACATAATAATGCTGTTCAGATGCTATCTAAAGCTATTGGTATTGATGTTTTAACAACTTTTGCATAGGTTGATGTAGCAGACATGTCTGATAATAGAACGTCTACTACAAATGATGATTTGGAAAAAGTAGAGCGTACAGTTTATAATGAAGCTGGTGTTTCACAGATGCAATTTAACACTGATGGAAATATTGCTCTTGAAAAATCTATTTTAAATGATGAAGCTTCAATGTGGAATTTGATTCAACAGTTTGAAACATTTTTAAATACTTTGTTAATACCTTATAATCAAAGTCCTAAAAAGGTTAGTTATAGAGCACAAATTCTTCCAACTACTATTTATAATTACAAAGATTTAGCTAAGCAATATAAAGAGCATACTCAGTTAGGTTATTCAAAAATGCTACCACAAATAGCATTAGGACAAGCGCAAAGTGCTATATTAGCAACTGCATATTTTGAAAATGATATTCTTGATTTAGTTAATGTATTCATTCCTCCTTTGATGTCAAGTACGATGAATGCTTAGGTATTAAATCGTAATAAGACTAATGGAAGTAATGAGAATGGCGCGGGTCGTCCCGAAAAAGCAGATGATGAAAAATCTACAAAAACCATTCAAAATCAAGAATCAATGAGTTAAAAATTTTTAAAAAAAATTGGACAAAAGTTATTAAAAGAAAAGTTCAAATTTTTATTATATATATGAGAGATGAAAGGAGAATTACTTATGCATCAATCGGTTGCAACAATTGATTCTCCAGAGTTTTTAAATCTTCAACCTCTTGATATTAATCCTTTAATGTCACAATGTGAAATTAAAGTTCTTTATGTAGGAGCTAATAGAAATAGAACTTTCATAACAGAAGAAGTTGCGACTGAAATAGGTAAAACCCTTCGAGGTGCTCCTATTGTTGGTTATTATAGAGATAGTAAAGAAGATTTTACAAACCACGGAGAGAAAGTTATTATTGATGATGAAGGAGTCAAATTCGAATGTCAAACTGTTCCTTATGGTTTTGTATCACCAGATGCTAAAGTCTGGTTTCAAAATTTTGAAGACAGTGATGGAATGGGTAATACAGTAACACATAAATATCTTATGACTACTGGATACCTTTGGACGGGTCAATTTCCAGAATCCAGCTTACCTGTAAATTAGGGTCGTCCGCAATCAATGGAACTTCATGATAAATCTGTAAAGGGATAGTGGAAAACTAATTATAAAAATGGATTAGATTTCTTTATTATAAATGATGCAATTATTCAAAAAATTTGCATATTAGGAGACGATGTTGAGCCTTGCTTCGAAGGCGCTTCTGTAACGGCTCCAGATGTAAGTACAAAATTTACATTAGACGATAATTTTAAGCACACACTTTATAGTATGATGCAAGATTTAAAGAATGCCTTGAACGGAGGAGGACAACAGATGGAAAATCTAAATAATTCTGTGATTGTTGAACAAGACTAGGCATCTGCTGCAACTGAGTTTACTCAGATGGAAGATGTAAATTCTGAAGCAACTCCAGAAGTTATTGATAATGTAGAAGATACTTCTGTTTCTTCTGATTATGTCAAGAAAGAAGAGGAAGAGAAAAAAGAATCTGAAGAAAAAGAAGATGCTAAAGATTCTGATGATACTGACTCTAAAGACAATGATAAAGACGATGAAGAAGATGAAGATAAAAAGACTGCTAAAAAATATGAGTTGATTGAAGAAGAATTAAATTCTTTAAAAGAATCTTATAATATTCTTTATAGTCAATATCAGGAACTTGTAAATTTCAAGAAAGAAATTGATAATCAGAAAAAAGATGCTCTCATTGCAGAGTTTTATATGTTATCTGATGAAGATAAAGCAGAAGTAGTTAATAATAAAGAAAAATATACTTTGGATGAAATTAAAGCTAAACTTTCAGTAATTTGCTTTGATAAAAAAATTAATTTTTCTTTAAATAAAAATGAAAATAATAAAGAAGAAGAAATTATTACTTATAATTTAAATGATAATGATGACAGCGGCCTATCAGATTGGGTGAAGGCTGTTAAAGAACAAGAGAGACTTGGTTAATTTTTCAATTTAGGAGGATGCTAAAAATGGCAGTTATTAATAGAAAAGGTTATGGACAAGTTGAGCCTAACCATCTTTCTGGTATTGTCACTGGTCAAATTTATGCGCAGCTCCCTGCAATGACTTCTACAACAACTGGTTCAGGTGATAATGCGGTAACCACAAAGACACCGATGGTTCAGCTTGAACAAGGTCAGTTTGCGAAGTATGATTATGCGGCTGGTGAAGTTAATTTTAACGGTGAGGGCGAGTTCATGCTTGTCTATAATGAAGAGAAACTTTATGATGAGCGCAGACAAGCTCATAAAGATTTCGTATATAAAGCAGCAGATTTTACTGATGGTAAAATGTATCCACGTTTAATTAGAACATATGTTGGTGATATTTTTACTACTAATATGATTGGCGCTGCAAATACTACAGGTCCAGATGCTGAGGTTACTTTAGGCGATGATGGTACTTTAAAAGAGGGTGCTTATTTAGTTCCAAATGCTTCTACTGGTATTTTAACAGTTGGTTCTAAGGGTAATGGTATGGCATGGAAAGTTGTTAAGGCTTATACTATGCCAGATGGTCAGACTGGTTTTAAGATTCAAAGAGTACAGTGATAAGGAGGAAAAAGATAATGGCATTAACAAGAGATCAGCTTATTGAATTAGCTAGAGCCAATGCGAAAGCTTCATTAAATCCTTCTGTTGCTTATTCTATTGGTGGAGAAAAACTTTCCGCAGAAGCTCTTAACAAAACATTTATTAAGGAGTTAAATGAACTTGGTTCAACTCCACAAGATTTTAGAGAGAATAAAAATCTTATTTATACATTAATGGAAGTTAGTCTTACTGAGGTTCTTCCGCAAAAAGTTATGAATGCTTATGGACAGTTTGCAGATGTTCGTACTTTTGCTCAAGGAACAAAACCAGTTTATAAAGTAAGAATTAGTGAAGCTTCCAAGAAACGTGCAAAACAGTTTGTAACAAGAGTCGGTCTTGCTGGAAGATATGAAGTCTTCAAGCTTGATGGATATTCATTTGAAGTGCCAACGGCAGCATACGGCGGAGCTTCTCGTGTTGAATGGGAAGAACTGCTTGATGGCCGCATGACAATGAATGATTATTATAGTCTTGTTCTTGAAGGAATGAATGAGGCTGTTTATAAAGAAATTGCAAAAGCACTTGAAGCATTAATTAATAACGTACCTGCCCTTCAGAAGATTGTTAATACTGGTTTTGATGAAACCAAGATGGATCAACTTCTTGCAATTGCAGATAGTTACGGTGGAAGAAGTACAATTTATTGCACTTTTGAATTTGCCGCTCAAATGGCTCCAATGCTTGGCGCTGGCTCTGGAGCTGGTAGCCTCGGAGCTCTGATTTGGTCCGATTCAATGAAAGAGGAATATTGGCAAAATGGATATTTTGCAAATTATAAAGGACATAAAGTAATTATTTTACCGCAGTCTATAGAAGATAATGTTGGCATGACAGATACTCGTGTTAACAAAGTTATTAATCCTCAATTTGCATATATTATTCCGACTGGTGCTGAGAAACCTGTTAAAGTTGCATTTGAAGGAAGTGCTCAAGTAAAATCTTTTGATAATCGTGACTGGTCAACTGAGATTCAAACTTATCAGAAACTTGGTGTTGCTACATATTTAGTAAATCCAGGTATTTGTGTATATCAGAATGAAGCTTTGAATCCTTATATTGGCGCTTAATGATTTAAAGATATAATTACATAGGGGAGGATTTTATAATTCTCCCCTATTTTTTGTAATAGGAGACAAAAGGAGAGTTAAAAAATTATGGATAAAGATAAGACTATAAAAGTTATTAATAAATTCAATGGTATTGTTGGATATCAAGTGCCGGAACTTGGGGTTAATAGAACTTTTTATCCGAAAGAACAGAAAAATATTAAGTTTGATGAATTAGAAAAATTATCATATTTGCCTGGTGGAGAATCTATTTTAAGAAATTATCTTGAAATTACTGACGAAGATGCTTTATTGACATTATTCAATGCAACACCGGAACCAGAATATCATTATTCAGAAGAAGACGTAAAGACATTACTTCTTTCTGGGTCTTTAGACCAATTTTTAGATTGTTTAGATTTTGCTCCGCCGGTTATTTTGGATATGATTAAAGATATGGCGGTTAATCTTCCATTGAATGATATGGCAAAAAGAGAAGCTATAAAAAATAAAATGGGGTTTGATGTGACTAAGGCTATTGAAATTAAAAATACTAAATATGATGGTGAAGATGAGAATCATACGGAAAATGAAAATTCAAAACATTCTGGTCGTAGAGCTACCCCAATAAAATCAGAAGAAACTCCTGCCGCGCCGTCTGGAAGAAGATATAAACCAGTTACTAAAGAATAATTATTTTAATGGAGGGTATATAAATGAATAATACAACTTCATTTTCACTTGTATATGACTCCTTTCTTTCAAAAATTACAGATGATATGTATTTAGAATTAACTGAGCTAGATACATTTAGAATGTTAGAACAACTTTTACTCTCTGCTATTGAAAAATTTGAATTTCCAAGGGTAAATTTGTGGGATTATGAATTTTTTGGAATCTCTGATGAAGTTACTTATCGGGGGGCGGAAAGCGACAATAAAGAAGTCACAGCTATTATTTATAGTGAGGGACACTTTAATAATTCATTAACACATGAAGAGATGAATATTCTTGCAGTTTATATGATTGTAGAATGGTTAAGTCAACAACTTGCGAGTATTGAAAATACTCGAATGAAGTATAGTGGTTCTGATTTTAAATTTACTTCTCAAGCGAATCATATGCAAAAACTTCTTCAGTTAAAAAAAGATTATGAAAGAGAAGGATTTCATTTACAAAGACTGTATAAGAGACGTATTCAAGATCATCTTGGAATTATGAGGTCTACTTTTGGTACAATTATGAAAACTCCTAAATTTGTATATAATAATGGAAAACAAATTAGTTATAATGATTTAGCCGATATACCAAAAATTGAATCTCATGAATTAATTGGAGATCAAACTTTTGATGAGTTAAGCATGTCAAGAATTGATTTTGATGAACTTGATAGAATTACTTCTCCATAAGTAAGAGGAGGAAAATATGCCAAAATATTTAGATGAGAGCGGTGTTGCTTACTTATGGAAAAAATTAAAACATGATTTTAATAATAGAATGGTTTATTATTCAAAAAAAAAGAATGAGTGGGATGCTGATAGAGATATGATTGCTGAAAAAGATGCTCTTTATATTTACTCAGATTATAAGACCATTTAGAAAGATGGATAGCAGATATTAATACCTGGATTAAAAATTGGAGATGGCGTAAGTTATTTAATTGATATACCTTTTGTTAATGATAATAGTGAATTTGAAGATTTATTATTAGACCATATTAATAATAGAATTATCCATGTTAGTCTTAATGATAGAGATTTTTGGAATAATAAACTTAATTTAGTAGATTTAGTAGATTTATAGGATGAAAATCTTATTTTAAATAGAGAATAAGGAGGATTAATACAAAATGGCAGATATTAGTAAGATTACTTTGCCAAGTGGTACTACCTATAACATAAAAGACGCGTAGGCTAGATCACAGATAGCTGCGCTTAGTGGCGGAGATGCCGTTGTATTTGTCGGTGTTTCATCTGTAGAATTAACCGATGGAGGCACTGAAACTCCAAAAGTAGATAATGTAGATAAGACTCCTTCAGCAGGTCAATTATTCTTTTATGAAACTCAAGAGTTTATTTGGGGACAAGATAATAAATGGCATGCTTTAGGTAGTTTAGATTCTTTAGGGGCATTGGCTTATAAAGATAATGCTTCTGGAAGTTATAAACCAGAAGGAACTGTTTCAAAGCCTACTTTTACAGGTTCAAGTTCAACAGTTACGATTACTGCGACAGATAATACAAGTGGAAATTATCAACCAAAAGGAACAGTAAGTAAACCAAACTTTACTGGTTCTAATTCAACTTTTTCTGGTACTTTTACTCCAGAAGGAACAGTTTCTGTCACAACAAAATCGACAACCAATAAAACAGCTGAGGTCACCGCTGCCGCGTCAGGTTCAGCAACTTATACTCCTAGAGGATCTGTTTCTCAGCCAACTTTTACTGGAACTGCATTTGATTCCACTGGTACTTTTACTCCGGCCGGAAGCGTAGCATTAACAAATTCAAATAAAACCGCTGCTGTAAAAACGACAACTGGAACTGCTACATACACACCTGCGGGAAGTGTTACACAACCAACATTTAGCGGGAATAGTCTAACCTCTACTGGTACATTTACTCCTGCTGGTAGTGTAGCTTTTACAAATTCAAATCAGACAACAACAGTTAGCAAAGCATCTTCTGGTACAGCCACTTATACACCAGAAGGTAGTGTAGCTGCACCAACTATTAGCGTAAAGACTGCCGGTTCAACAACTACAATTCATAATCCTTCAAGTGTAACAGTGGCAAAAACTGTGGTTGTTGCAGCTCCAGGGGCAACCGCACCATCTAATTCATTAACATATTATAGTGTTTCTGATGAAACTTTAAGTTTATATCAACTTGGATATACAACTGGTGCTTCAATAACAACAACAGACGCTACTGTTAAAACTGGCGATGCGGCTTATCAAGCAACTGCTCCAGCTTTTACTGGAACTGGAGCAAGACTCGTAACTGGTAATATTTCTATTCCAAGTAGTGCGACTTTCACTGGTACAGAGGGAAATTTGAGTGTATCAGGAACTCCTTCTGGAACAGTATCTAAACCTACTTTTAGTGGGACTGGTGTTAGATTAGTAACTGATAACATTGCGGTTCCAACAAGTGCAGCCTTTACTGGAACTGAAGGAGATATTACTGTAAGTGGAACTGCTACTGGTACAGTATCTCAACCAAGTTTTACTGGAACTGGAGTTAGATTAGTTACTGGAAATATTGCTGTACCAAGCGCTTATACTGCAACATTTACTGGAACTGAAGGAGAAGTATCTACTTCTGGCACTCCAAATGGTTCTGTTTCTCAACCGACGTTTACTGGCACAAAAACTCAATTATCTGGTACTACTACCGCAGCAGGTACAGTTTCTCAACCGACATTTACGGGTACTTCAAAAACTGTTACTGTAGAATGATAAAGGAGGTGTCGTATGGCTGACATTTCCAAAATTAAATTACCCAATGGGAATGAATATTATTTAAAAGATAAAAAACTCTTGTCTAGAGGCGAGCAGCTAGTTGTGAACGGAAATGGAATGCTTGGAGATAATACTAATTTTGATAGATTGGTATTTGACGGCTCTTATTCAAATAATTCGCCTGGATCTTTTACATATTTAACGCCAAATGAATATATCAATTTTACAACTCAAGACCTTTTTCCGATTAATCCGGATAAATGTTATGAAATAGAAATTGATATGATTACAAAAAATCATTTGGCCTATATGTATACTTTTTTATCGTTTTTCGATGTAGATAAGTTCCCTATTGCTGTACACAATCATGGTTACTATACCGGATCAGATGCTGTGCTAACAAGTTCTTGTGACAATAATAGTACACAAATAACAGTTGATGATGCTAGTTTTTACGCTAATTTGATAGGAACTAAAGTTACTATATCATTTTGGGATTATAAAAATTCATTTGGGTATAAATATCCTCCGCATACTTATACGAGATATATTACTAATGATGTAACTATTGCCAATGTTTCTGGAAATACTATAACGTTTTCAACTAAAATTGGTGGTTCTGGAGTAACCCACGCTGTTGGAACAACTATTTCAAGAGTTAAATATGGCGGTACGTATAAATATGTAGCTGCGAACGGCGTATATCCTGATAATACATCTTGGAGTCACTACAGGGGATTTATGGAGGGAGTTGATTTTTCTGGTCAAAATGTTAATGGAAAATTCCCTCCAGGTGTCGCCTATGCTAAATTTGGTTTTCTGTGGAATTATACTAAGAAAGATGATCAAGTATGGGTTACTAATATTTCTGTAAGGGAATACAGAGATGCATATACTGTCAACGGTCACACCGTAAATGCCGATGTTCCTTCTGATGCAAAATTTACTGATACAACATATGAATCAAAAACAGCTACACAAAATGGAACAGATTTATCATTAGTCACCACTGGTGAAAAATATAATTGGAACTCAAAAACATCTAATACAGGAACTGTAACCAAAGTAATTGCGGGAACTGGTCTGTCAATAGGGACAACTGCGGGTGGAAATTTTACAACATCCGGTACTATTAATCATACTAACGCAGTTACCGCACAAAATACACAAGCAATTTATCCAATTAAAATAGATGCACAAGGACATATTTCAGCTTATGGAAGTGCGGTAACACCATTAACCGCATCTTCTACTCTTGATGCAACAAAGTTAGAAGGAACAGTTCCTACAGCTTGTTTACCATCATATGTTGATGATGTGCTATAGTATGATAAAAAAGCTGATTTTCCTGCAACAGGTGAAACTGGAAAGATTTATGTAGATAAAGCAACTAATTTAACTTGGCGATGGGGTGGAAGTGCATATGTTGAAATTAGTCCTTCTCTTGCTTTAGGAACTACAAGTTCTACTGCATTTAGAGGAGACTATGGTAACTCTGCTTATGCTCATGCTGTAACAAATAAGGGTTCAGCTTTTAGTAGTGGATTGTATAAAATAACGACTAATAGTGAAGGACATGTAACTGCGGCTACGGCTGTTCAAAAATCAGACATCACTGGTTTAGGCATTCCAGGAACAGATAATGATACTAAAAATACGGCTGGATCCACTAATTCGTCAAAAAAATTATTTTTGATTGGAGCAGAAACACAAGCTGCCAATCCACAAACATATTCACAAGATACTGCTTACGTTGGAACAGATGGAAAACTATATTCTAATAGCAAAGTAGTATTAACTGGTGGATCGAATGCAGCATCTTCTGTTACTATTACTCCAAGCACTACTGACATATATTCTATGACTAGTGCTGGTAGCGTGACAGCAGGAACTAAAAATGTTCCAACAAAAATTGATACAAGTAAATTTAGCGGTGGAAGTTTTACAAGAGGAACCTTTAATCAAGGAACTTTACCAACTTTAACTTTTGCTATGGATACAACAGATACTAAAAAGTTAAAAATTTCTTTTAGTCAAGGCACATTGCCTACTCACGCGGCAGATACTTTTACTGCGGCAGCTCTTCAAAGTGGCTTTTATACTGCTGGTACTGCGAATACGCCAACTGCTGTTACATTACCTGGTAGAAGTTCATCTGCTATTAAAGCATGGACTGGATACACTGCAGCAACGGCGGCCGCGCAAACTTTCACTGGAAGTTCAAGCTAATTAGGGGGTAATTAAATGAGTTTACGTGTTTGGTTACCCCTTAATGGGGATTTAAAAAATAAAGGATTAGATAATATTACAGTAGTCAATAATGGCGCTACTATTGATAATAATGGTAAAATTGGTAAGTGCTATAGTTTTGATGGTACAAATGATTATATAAATATAACTAATGCTAATTATCCAAATATTTTTGCAGGATCATTTTCTATTTGTTTTTGGACATATAGTAGTATAGATGGTTCACGAGATGTTTATTTTGGAAACTATGGAATATCTGGGAGTGGTAATTGGCTTAATATTGAAAAAAATACGAGTAATCAATTAAGATTTTGGTGGAATAATGGTTCTCCTAATAAATATTTTACATCTTATAATATTTTAAATGAAGAAGGATGGACTCATGTTGCATTAACTAGATCAGAAAATACTATAAAAGTATATAAAAATGGAATTTTTATAGAATCTTATACAAGTAATTTAAGTAATAATGTACCAATAACTGCAACTATGTTTGTTATTGGTGGTGATTCTCGACATAGTGGAGATTTAATGTTAGGTGGTAAAATAAATGATTTTCGTATTTATGACCATGAATTATCTTTAAAATAGGTTCAATAGATTTCTAAAGGATTAATTTTACATTATCCATTAAATAGAAGCAATTATGGAGAACCTAATTTAATAACTAAAAGTATGTTAAGCTCTGCTCCTTGGGCAGCTGCTATTACTGGAACTGAATTTTATAAAGGTAAAAATGCTATAATTGTAAGAAATAATACTTTATATACTCAGACTTCAAAAGGTACAACTTCAATTTTTCCAAATATCACTTTTGAAGAAGATATACAATATACTTTAAGTTTAGATTGGTGCGATCATATGAGAACAGATGGAAAAAATTGTTCAATGATTTTAAGATTTAAATATGATGATGGAACAGTTTCTTCTATTACTTCTCCAAAATCTGAAATAGATGCAAATTGGACTCATGTTGTTTTAACTAGCACGGCTGGGAAAAACATTTCTATGATGACAACGACATATGGGAATGCTGGTTATGTATCTATAGCTAATTTAAAATTAGAAAAAGGAAGTCAAGAAACAAATTATTCTCCCGCCATAGATGAAATTGGTAATATATAGTATGATAT